GGCTTTGTTGACACTGGGAGTTATATCTTTAATGCTCTCCTTAGTGGCAGTATTTTTGGGGGGCTACCTAACAACAAGATTACAGCTCTCGCTGGTGAGTCATCTACTGGAAAAACTTTCTTTGCTCTCTCAATCGTTAAATTCTTCCTTCAACAAAATCCTACTGGAGAAGTAATTTACTTTGAAACTGAGTCTGCAATTACCAAGGATATGATGACCAGCCGTGGCATTGATGCCAAGCGTGTTGGTCTGGTTCCAGTGTCTACAGTTCAGGAGTTTCGTACTCAATCAATTAAGGTTGTCGATGAGTACATGAAACTTAAAAAGGATGAGCGCCCACCCCTGATGTTTGTGCTAGACTCCCTGGGGATGCTTGCCACCACCAAGGAGATCGAGGATGCCTCTGCAGGCAAGGAGACCAGGGACATGACCCGTTCTCAGGTCATCAAGTCCGTGTTCCGAATCCTGTCCCTCAAACTGGGCACTGCAGGCATTCCTATGATTGTCACCAATCACACCTATGATGTTATTGGATCCTATATGCCAACCAAAGAAATGGGTGGTGGATCTGGTCTTAAGTATGCTGCATCTACAATCATCTACCTATCCAAATCAAAGGAGAAAGATGGAACAGAAGTAGTAGGTAACATTATCAAATGTAAAGCATTTAAGTCTAGGTTCACGAAAGAAAATTCACTGATTGAGACGAGGTTATTCTATGATGAACGTGGACTTGACAAGTACTATGGACTACTGGAATTGGGTGAGAAGTACGGAGTTTTCGTTAAGTCTGGTGGACGTTATGAAATTGATGGCGGCAAGCATTATGCTAAACAAATTCTTTCAGATCCTGAAAGGTTCTTCACCCCCCAAGTGATGGAAGCACTTGACGAATGTGCTAAAAAGGAGTATAGTTATGGTGCGGTGGAAACCTTTGATGGAGAAAGTGATTGATGGATAGTATTGAATCTAAAATTCTATCAAACTTAATTTATGATGAAAAGTATACACGAAAGGTAATTCCTTTCATTAAAGAAACATACTTTGAATCTCTTGTAGACAAAATTGTATTTCAGGAGATTCACAATTATGTTACCAAGTATGATGCAGTGCCCTCTAAGGCAGTTTTAAAAATTGAAATTGAAAACCGTAAGGACATCTCTGATGATGCTTTTCAGAAATCAATTAACCTAGTTACTGAATTAAAGGAAGAAAAGTTTGATGAACAATGGTTACTAGATACTACCGAAAAATGGTGCAAGGATAGAGCCATTTATTTGGCTCTTCTTGACTCAGTTAAAATTGCAGATGGAAAGGATAAAACACGAAGTAAAGATTCTATTCCTTCGATCCTTTCCGACGCACTTTCCGTTTCTTTTGATGACCACATTGGTCATGACTATATTTCAGACTCTGATTCTCGATATGATTTCTATCACAAAAAAGAAGACAAAATCCCATTTGATCTCGATCTATTCAACAAAATTACCAAAGGTGGTCTCCCTAACAAGACTCTCAATATCGCTCTTGCTGGTACGGGTGTCGGCAAAAGTTTATTCATGTGCCACATGGCTAGCTCCATCCTCTTGCAGGGGAGCAATGTTCTCTACATTACACTTGAAATGGCAGAGGAAAGGATTGCTGAAAGAATTGATGCAAATCTCTTGAATGTAAATATTCAAGATATTACTAATTTACCAAAAAGTACTTATGAGAGTAAGTTATTTAAGTTGTCTGAAAAGACACGAGGTAAGTTAATCATTAAAGAATATCCGACTGCATCTGCACACGTAGGGCATTTTAAATCACTTCTAAATGATCTTGCTTTGAAGAAAGGATTTCGACCAGATATTATTTTTATTGATTATCTAAACATTTGTGCCTCGTCTAGGTATAAAGGCACACTTGTAAATTCATATACCTATGTTAAAGCAATTGCAGAAGAACTTCGTGGACTTGCTGTAGAATGTAATGTTCCGATTGTATCTGCAACACAAACGACCCGTCAAGGTTATGGTAACTCTGATGTTGAGCTTACTGATACTTCAGAATCTTTTGGTCTTCCTGCTACTGCAGACTTCATGTTTGCACTTATCAGTACGGAAGAACTCGAAAACCTTAATCAAATCATGATTAAGCAGCTCAAGAATCGTTATAATGACCCCACGACCCACAAGAGATTCGTTGTGGGTATTGACAGAGCCAAGATGAAGCTGTATAATGTTGAGGACAGTGCTCAGACGACCCTGATCAACTCAGGTCAAGATAATGAGCATGATTCCAAGTCTAAAAAATCACAACGCACATTTGAAGGATTCAAAGTATGACAAAGAAACTAATTAGTCTAGACGCATATCAAGACTTTGTAGATAATACTACTAGTCTTGCATCTAGCAACCCAGAAGAGTTCGTTGCTAGGGTTAATGAACTTGAACGCAAGATGCCTGAAGACAACGTAAACGCTGTTGGTGTTGACTTGAACCGACTTCTAACTGCTGCAATTGGTCTAACTGCAGAAGGTGGTGAATTTGCTGAAGTAGTCAAGAAGATTGCTTTCCAAGGTAAACCATACAATGAGCAGTCTCGTATTCACATGATCAAAGAAATGGGTGATGTAATGTGGTATATTGCTCAAGGTTGTATTGCTCTCGGTACTAGTATTGAGGAAGTTCTAGAAACCAACGTAGAAAAACTAACTGCACGGTATCCAGAAGGTGTGTTCCGTGTATTCCATTCTGAAAATCGCAAAGAAGGAGATATCTGATAATGTTTGCTGTTGTAACAGGTTATGAGCTGTTTGTGTTACATCAAGGAAGTAAAGAAATAAAAAAATACATTTCGGGAATGCGGGAGCATTCCCCTGAGCTTACATCTCAAGATAGAATTGCTTTGACTAGATATTTAGATGCAGCCGATAGATTTTTAGTGAAATCTGCAAAATTTATTGATATATTAGTATCTAGTAATAAGTTATTATTTTTTAATTTATTTGTGGGATTCGTAACAAAATATCCGAAAACAAAACAGAATTTAGCTAACCCAGACGAGTTAATTATGTCGTTGTTAAATTTTTATGTTACAACTTCTAAGAAAAATAAAAAATACAAAGTAGACAAAGATCCAAATTTAAAATTTATACGAGATAATTCATCTAACATATATGATGCACTTGTACTCATAACAAATCTCGATAGGTCAAGAGGTATACTATATCGGCATTTTAACACACATAAATAATAGATGTAGAACTTTTGTTTTTGATGAAAACTTTTAGGCAATTTGTAACAGAAGCCAGAACTCCTGCGGGCAAAGAGGCGGAGAAAAAAGGTCTTACCCATCTTGGTAAAGGGTATTACTCAAATGCCAATGGAAAAATTGTCGCTAAAAGTGAAGGTGGCGGACAAAAATTAGTTTCTATATCTAAATCAGATAAGAAAAAACTAAAAGCTGGCACTCCACTTATGGGTCCATCTTCACAAGCTGATGTTCAGAATGTTCCTCAGCAGCCTGCCACAAATCAAACCACTGTAGATCAACCTCCAGAAGAAATTCAACCTGGAGATGGTCCTGCAGTGGTTATTACTTTTGGTAGATTTAATCCTCCTTCACTTGGGCATGAAAATCTCATAAATGCAGTTCAAGAACAAGCGGAAGAGTTGGAAGCTGAGTATAGAATTTATCCAAGTAGGACTTCTGATAGTAAGCAGAATCCATTGGACTTCAAATCAAAGTATAACATTCTCCAACATATATTCCCAGACCATTCTGAAAGTATTGTAAATGATCCAGAAAACGGAGATAACATTTATGATATTTTGACATCATTACACGATGAGGGTTATCATCATGTGGTAATTATGTGTGGGGATGAAAATGTTCAAAAGTATGAAAAAATTGCACAGAAATACAATGGAACTGTGTATGACTTTTATGGAGTAGAAGTAGTTGGTGCTGGAATGTCTGATCCAGATGCGGATAAAACTGAAGGAATTACTAGTTCAATGATGCGTAAAGCAGCACTTGAAAATGATTATGAAACCTTCAAGCAAGGACTTCCTGGCAATGTTAGTAAAAGAGAGTGCCGTGCAATTTATGCACAAGTTCGTAAGTCCATGAGTCTCAAAGAAGATCTGTGGAAAATATCTCCAGCATTAGATATTGAAAATCTTAGAGAGCAATATTATCAAGGAAATATTTACAACTTAGGTGAGACTGTAATTGATTCTATTACTGGTATTTCTGGAAGAATTGTTACCAGAGGTTCCAATTATGTTATCTTTGTGGACGAACAAAAGAAAATTCATAGAACCTGGGTTAAAGATTTAAGTTATCATCCAGGACCATTGGAAATTGGTACGGATGATTATCGTGAATATCTACAACGAATGCATCCAACCGAACCAGTTAAGTCATTTACTAAAGGTAAACGAAAAGATAAATAATAATAAATAGAACTCATTTCAAAGAAAGAATATGGATTTATCTATTGTATCTCAATTCATGTCTCTTACACCAGACATGATGTATAAAGCCACAAAGATGGTTGAGTCTGCTTCTGCATACTTTCCTGGTGATGTGAATTCTCAAGAAGATTATCTAAGAGAAAATCTAATTGATCAAACTCTTGAGTATGCCCTAACTCTTCTAGAAGACAAAAAAGTTAGAGATTATATGGGTGTTAATGTGTACACTAATGGAAGAACATTTAGTGCTCCAACTCTAGCTCTTTATAATGTGGCTTCAATGCCAGAAATGAAGCGAAAAATTCAAGCAAAGCTAAATGCTAAGGGTAATGTTCGCAATGAAGAAACTGAACTAGTTCAAGAAAAGAAAAGACCTAAGCTAAAAGGTCGTAAGTTCAATGGAAAGAATCCTTGGTGGAATTCTGATGGTGATGACAAGCCATATGAGCCAGGTGATGATGTTAGAAAGACCAGAAAAGAAGCAGTAGATTATGTTGCTGAGCTTTGGAGAAATAGACAACTTCAAGAAGATGAAACTGTAGATGAGGCAATGCGTCCCGGTCCCCGTCAGAGAAAACTAGCGGGTAAGCAGTATCAGACATATGGAGTAACTACAAGAGATAGAGCAAATGCTCATAATATTGCAGTTCGTGGTGATGGTCCTGGAACACCTGGGTATGAGAAGAAATCCACTGGCGGTAAAGGTCCAAGATATGCTGGGTATGGTGATCAGGGGGCGGGAAACAAAGCACGCCGTCGTGCTGGTTTAGAGCCGCTCAGAGGCACCAGAGATCCTAGAAATGAAGAGTATGAATTGAATGAAATGCCATATCAAATTTATGGCCCAGAAAAACATGGTCCAAGTGATGGAGAGCCAGTTAAAATTGGCAAACCATATAAAAATAAAAAAAGAGCTAAATCTAGAGCAGATAGATTAGATCAAGAAATTGGTGGATATCGTCACAGCGTACACTACACCCCTGAAGAGTTTGCTGCTGAAGCAAAAAACAAAGAAGGCAAAGAGCAAGGTGCTGATGGCAAAGCTTGCTGGAAAGGTTATAAGTATGCTGGTACCGAAAACGGTAAAGATAAGTGTGTGAAAATGGAAGATGTTGCAGAAATTGCAACAGCATATTTTATGAATGAAGGACTCAATGAGTATGGTATTGATCTTCTAATCGAAGATATGGGCATTGATGATTTTTGTGATTTTGTGGCTGAGATTTCATCTGAAGAATTTCTTGTTGAATGGAGACGTGGAGCTGGTGGCACCAAAGTTCGTGGCTCTGGAATGTCCAAGTCTGGCAAGTCAATTGGTTCACTGAAAGGTGGTGCTAAATCTGCAGCAATCCGTGCTTCTGCTGAGCATAAGTCAAGAAAAGCTGCAAGAGATGCCGAGTCATCAAAATCATCTGGAATGACTTCTGCTTTGAAGAGTCAATCAAAAATTGCAATGGCTAAAAAATCTCAGCCAGCAACTAAGTCAACCCCAACACAAACTAAAGAAAAAGCAAAGGGCGGTATCCTTGGAGCACTTAAAGCAAGAGCAGAAAGGGACTTTAAATCAGTCCAGCAATCAGTAAACACAGCAAGACAAGTAGGAGCAAGACGTGCTGCAGAAGTTAAAGCAACTTATGACGCTGTTAGGGCAAAAGGTAAAGAAGCAGAGCAATCCGCAGCTGCAACTAGGGCAAGAAGAAAGGCAACTGTTGCAGCTGGTAGAGCAGCTCAAAGTGCAGGTAGAACTGCAGTCAAAGCTGCGGGAGCTGCTGGAGCGGCTGCAGGAGAAGCAGTAAAGGCTAGAAAAGCTGGCAAGTCTGCTGCTGCAACCGCAGGTAGAGCTGTTGGAACTTTTGTTAAAAAGATGAGGAAAGAAGAAAAAGAACTCCTAACTCATTATTTTATTGAAGCTGAAATTGCATTTAACTATGATGAGGTTCAAGAAATTTTTGAATCACTCGATCAAGAGCATTTTGATTATTTCATTGAGCAAGCAATGCTAATGGTGGAAGAGTCTGGCCCATCAGCTCGTGAAATTATTGAAGAAAAATTGCAAAATTCATTTGACATCGAAAGATTCACTTTTGCTGATTGGAGACATCTAACTGAAAAGACTGCATCAGATGAAGCAACTGGAAAATTTGTGAGACTAACTCAAACTAACAGAACAGATAACACTCCAGATGTGAAAGGTAAAAGAAAGGATGGTGTAATCATTAATCCTCAAGTTGATATGAAACGTGAAGAAGTTGAAGTAATTGATGAAAGAAGGAGAGAAGACAAGGGAACTCCAAGACCACCTGAACCAAGTGCTGCATTTAAACTAGTTTCCAAATCAATGGGAGCTGCAAGAGCGGGTGTTCAGCCAAGAGGACAAAAGAAAACTCCTGGTAAAAAGCCACCTACAGCTGGTGAGTATGGCGGTCCTAAATCTCCAGCACAAAAAGTAGCTGCTCGTCGTGCTTCTGCTCAAAGAGCACAGGATAATATGTCTTCAAGATTCGACTAAAATAAATAGAAGTGAATCCTTTCTGGAGAAAATCATGGGAGTATTAGTAGAAGTAGTAAAACCACTACTACTTGCAGCAATGAATTCTTGTCATACCAAGCGTCTTGTAGTTGAACTACTTGATCGTTATGTGAACACCACTGATAATGATATTGATAATGTAATCGCAGCAACTGTACGAACTGCACTTCTAAAGAACTGTAAGTGATTGAATGTTTGTTGTTGAACTGGGGGGTGGAGTTAATTTTAATTTTACTCCTCAGTTTTTCTGAATATCTTGGTAAGACAAAACGATTCAAAGAAAATAATATAATAGATTTTACTAAAAACACTATAAAACGTATGCTGGGGAGGTAACTCCCCATTTTTTATAAATATTAATAGAATAAAAATTCAAGAGGGGTTTAAATGTCTCTATACGGAAGAACTGATTCTAACGCAAATAAGACTAAAGTTGAAAGAACTATTGCTGCTTCAGCACAAGCAAAAACAATTGTTTTCGTTGATGAAACTGAAGCA